GTGGACGAGGAAGAGGCATATAAAGTTTTGAAGCACGTCGTAAGTAAGTCATAATGGAGGAACTTCGTAAAAATCACAATTTGATAAAGCGAACCCTCATCGAAGATGTCACCAGAGAAGGCGATGCTATCCTCGATGTTGGAGCAGGGTTCGGAGGTGATCTTCAAAAATGGAGGGATCAGGGAGCACACATAAATATGTGCGACCCCGATCACTCTGCGTTAGAAGAAGCAAAAAAACGAGCAAGAAATATGAAAATAAATGTAAATTTTTATGAAGGCGATATATTTAAGTGTCCTCATAGAAAGTTTGACATCATATGTTATAATTTCTCATTACATTATATTTTTAAGACGGAGAAATTATTTCATGAAAGTTTGAAAGAGATACGAGAAAGAATGAAACCGGGTGGTAAGTTGATAGGCATCATTCCCGATAGTGAAACACTTTTATTCAGAACACCATACACGGATGTCATTGGAAATTATTTTTTGTTGGAAAGAAACGCTGGATATGGTCAGTTTGGAGAGCGATTGATAGTTCATTTAGAAGATACACCTTTTTATGGTGATAGCGCAAAGGTAGAACCTATCGCATATAAGGATATGCTGATTACATATTTAGAAAAATTAGGATTTCAGATGGAGATGTGGGAAGGTCTCAGTGGACACCCGATTTCAGAGTTATACAGTAAATTTATATTTACATATAGAAAGAGAGGATGATAGTTGCACTATTACTTCTTGTAATCAATCTATTTATATTCTTAAACACGAACGAGCCCGCTAATTTGAAAATTGTCAAAGAACGATATACTATGCTCCGGGAACACCTCAGGGAAAACGGAGACGAGGATTTCAAACAATTATCAAATGAAATTCCACTGACCGCGCATAGACGACCATATTTTGATACACTTGGATACAACACCAACAAAGGCTATGAGATTGGATTGTGTATAGATGGTGAACCAAATGAAATAATGCATGTTCTTCTGCATGAACTCGCGCATTCAACTGTTCAGGAGTATGACCATAGCAAAGAGTTCTGGGAAAAGACAAGAAAACTTAAAAAGATTTCAAATGAGTTAGGTATATATGAACCAATCAATAATAAAACACGATTTTGTACAAGTTACATTCAGGATAAATAAAAAAAAAATCTCAATGTAGTTTAACAGGACATGAATGCCATACAAATGATGAAGTTTGTATTCTGGATTATTCTGTATATAACGACATTCTTACTACACTCGTTGGGTCAAGGGTTTGTATACAATTTCGTAACTGCGTTTGTTATGATTCCACTACTCATTCGGTCTATTGTTCTCAATGGAACTTTGGCCATTGATTGGGGTTTTGTTCTTGGTTTGGTGACACTTTCAGGGTTGTTCATGTTGGGTCTCGCTAAAGCAAGTGGCGTTATTTCGGATGGCATTGCCAAATTCGGTGTGGATAAGGAGAAAACACGAGCAGTCTATGGGGCATACATTGCGATGCTCATCATCAGCGTTGTCATATTAGTGCCCTTGTATAGAGGTGGTGATCCATATGCAGGTATGAGATCAGTTGATAATTCATTTTAAAAATCAAATAGTTTAGTTCAATTATTTTTAAACTACGAACAGTCGTTTAAAAATAAATATGTTTTAGAGTTCAAATGAATTTATTTCTTCATGATGTATCTTTGAATGATATAATACGAGAGACCCGCAACGAGGCCGGTGGTGGCCAAGCCGATTGCTGAGCGACCACCCATTTCATTTGTAAATCTTGGGATGGCACCGGCGAGTTTTTCCTGAACGGGTTTGCTGATGGCGATGACGGCACAAATACCAACAACGAGGGCTTCCCATTGATCGTCCGTCAAATTAAATGGGTTTCCGGTTTCTTTTTTACGTTGTTTTTGTTCTTGTTGTTCATCTTGTATCATCATCTGTTGTTGATTGGGGGAATATCCTTGTTGGGGAGCAGACATCATCATGCTTTGCATGCGTGGCTCTTTTTGCATCACTGGCATAGGAGGCTGCTCCATCATCATCATCCCTCCTCCTCCTGAAATGTCATTGCCCATTATATCTGAAATTGGAGTAGAGTCCATCATTATGCTTTGATTATTCTGTATATTTTTTTCTCCAAATTTATCATCTATGGGTGGAGGAAGACGCTGAGGTTGTTCTTTTAAAGGAGGAATTTCCGGTCGCGGTGGAACATATGGGTTCAAAGGCACCATACCATCCTCATTACTATTTATGTTCATCGTTTCAATGCTCATTTTATATGTATAAATGTTTTATGAAAACCTGACTAACGCATTTTTTTTGTTATGGTTACGCCTTGTTTTCTTCTTTCACCTTTTTTAATTGCCTCTGCTGAAGACTGTTCATATTTGGGATTATACATTTTCTTATGCACCGCCCAAAATTGTGAAGAACCAACCTTGAACTTTGGTGGTGGGTATTTAGCCCTGTACCAAAAAACACAATCTTCTATTCTATTTGATTTGACGGTGTTGTCCAAAACTAAACACTCAAAATTTTCTGTACACGCATCCATCGTCTTACTGAACAATTCAAATGTTGGAAATATACCAAAAAAGTTTTTCCATAATCGTTCCCGATTAGCAACTATGTTCTCTCTCAAAATGAAAACATAGTCTATGTTGGCTCGTAAAGCAGGAGGAAGGTCCATACAATATTGCATGCTCAAAATAAAAAAAATCTTAAAATGGCGTCCATTCATGAATATCTGTCGCATCACCGTATCCTTCAAAAATTTGTTATCATACATACAATCATCCAAAAGAATGAATGTGCCATTATTATGTTTTCCCGCTTTCGCGAGGGCTTTTTGTCTTGCCATCACCCGTTCTATGGCTTCTTGGTTGTATTCATTATAGATGAATAAATCAGGAATGAAAGTGCCATAAAACCCATTTCCTTCTTCTGTTCCTGATTGAACTATTCCAGTTGGAATATGTTTTTTATAATACATTATATCTCGAATAAGAAATGATTTACCCGTATTTCTTTTCCCAATGAATACACAAATTTTATCATCGGTCATCTTTGAAACATCAAACTTTCTGAGTTGAAGGTTTAAAGACATCTTAGTATATCACTCTGTTTTTTTATGTTCAATTTTACTCACTGTGTCCTGTATTTGATGTTTTTTTCACAACATACTATATGAGTGGTACTTTAAAACTTGCCACCCGAGGCGTTCAAGATGCATGGTTTACAGAAAACCCAGAAGTCTCTCAATTTTTAATTCGATATAAACGACACTCGAAGTTTTCGATGGAACAAGTTGAATTACCATTTGATGGTACTAAAGATTTCGGAAAAGAATTATTGTGTGATATTCCATATTCAAAAGGTGATATACTCAGAAACGTCGCTTTACGAATAACGATCAATGATGTTGAAGATTCAGCCATTCCTGAAACATTGAGAGGACGAAAAATTCTTCCATCGTATACACAGCTCATTAATATACCGTATGTTCCTTCCTTATGCACCGAACTCGTGGAGTATGCAGATTTATACATTGGAGGACAATTCATTGAACGACTTACAGGAGAATATATTTACATGCACCAACAATTAACCAATACCGATAACGATGTGAAGCGAGCACTTGTTAAAATGAACGGACATGGAAATTTCATTGATTTATACGACGATGATGCACTTGACGACGTCTATAAAATTGTAGGAGCATCAGGACCACAGTATTTGAGAAATAATTACAACACCTATATTCTTGATATTCCATTCTACTTTTATAGAAGTCCAAGTCTCTCCATACCATTATGTGCGCTATCAAAACAAATGGTTCAAATACGAATTAAATTGAAAACATTGAATGATATTATATTTGGAGGTCTCGGTCCAACTATGTATGCAGATTTGCAGAGAATATCATTGGAAGCAACTTTTGGATTCTTAGAAGATACAGAGAGACACTTTTTAATGTCTCGACCAATCGATTATGTCATCACACAATTGCAATTAGCGCAATTCACTATGGCCTATCCCGAAACAAAGAAAACTGTACAATTGAATTTCAAAAATCCAGTCAAGGAACTCTTTTTCATTTGTCAAAACGACGCGTACACACAATTTAAAAATCCGAATCGATACCAAGAAATTAAGAACGTTCAATTACGGTTGAATAATCAACCCTTAATAGATGCGTCTCATGAATTTTTAGTCTATAACCAACCTATACAAAACCATACAAATATACCTTCACAACCCGAGATGAAATATAGATACAAACATAATGAATTCATTCCATTTAAATTTTCATCCGAATTCGGAATGTATAGTTTTGCACTTGAACCTGAAAAACACTATCCAACGGGTCAAATAAACATGAGTAGAATTTCTCATCAACAACTGTCAGTAGAAATTGATCCAGAAATATACTATGTCTATTCAAGCAGACTCTTTAATTCAGCATATGACCACGCAAGTGATGGCACCATTCCAGTTATATTAAAATTTGCAACAGGTCGTCTCTCTCCAGGTGTAAGAGCATATGTCAGAAGTAAAGATAATAAATTTAGAGTCTATGCGTTGTCATATAATGTTCTCAGAATACAAAGTGGATTAGCAGGCCTAAAGTTTTAATCTGTTTTATTAATAGGAATGGCTGGTCGTCTTCAAATCGAAACAGTCGGAACACAAGATAAATACTTTACGGATGACCCAGAGTTTAGTTTTTTCACACAAGCTCATAAAAAACATACACATTTTGTGAAACAAAACATTAGCATTCAGTCCGGAGATGATACCAGATTTGGTGGTCTCGTATCCTATAAACTTCCACAAAATCAAGGAGATATGATTTCCAAAATTAGTTTTGAATTTGAATTGGAACCAATAAAACTCTTCAATTATGGATATGTTGATTCAATTGGACATGCAATTCTTGAGTATGTAGATCTCATGATAGGGGGTGTATTGATTGAAAGAATTACAACCGATTATTTACAAATATATTCAGAACAAAGCACAACAGAAACAAAACAATATGGATTGTTTAAAACTGTAGGTAAGAAGATGATCACTAATATAACAGATAACTATACATATAAATATAGTTTATTGAATTTCAATAAAAATACAAAGTTCGTTGTTGATATTCCATTCTATTTTTACAAAAAACCGCACATGGCTCTCCCAATTTGTGCGTTGAAAAACCAAGAGGTGGAGATACAAGTAAGAATACGAAAATTAGAGGATGTGATAATATCACGAAATTTTATAAAATTCAGTTATCCACAGGTTCCATATCAAAGAGCGTATGACAGAGTTATGAATCAAAACATTCACTTTTTTGAATTTTTACCGGAATTGGATCTCAATGAAATAGATGGAACTCCAATTCATGGATTGGGAATAGTAACATCAGAAACATACACACGCAATCGAATAACTCCCTATATTTATGCATTGATAGGTGATACTTTTCAATACTACGGAGTTGGACCATATCGCTTGACACAGTATGTTCCAGAATTGGAAAGAGAGTCTATTTCGTTCTGGCGTTTTCAAACAAATATTTTATATAAAAATTCTGATCCAGCATTCAATGCCATAACAGATGGGCGCGCAAGTGGTTCGGGACAACAATTTGTGACTGAATCAAACACAGTCAGTTCGGCGACGTCCCATAAATATAATACATTTGTGGTTGGTAATCCAACGACTGGTGATATTGTCTATTATGTCGATAAGAGAGAAATTTCAAGAATTAATTTAGGAATAGGATATGGCCAATCATTAGCCATGTCGGATGATACAAATACCGTTGCCGTTGGACAAACCAATGGGAATACATTGAAAATCATAAATTATACAAATGAAATTACTCCGGTAGAAAGTAAAACAATAACAGCGGCGAGTGCTGGCAGTTTACGATACACAAGAATATCGGGAGATGGGTCGGTAGTTGCATCCTTAGATATTACTACTTCAGTTTTGTATATATTTCACATAAACTATGAAACTGTATATTCAATACCATATCTTGAACCAGCGTGTCACTTTGCCCTCAGTGGTAATGGTCGTAGACTTATAGTTGGATTACAAGCGGCAGAATCGTATCGTCTCTATACTTTTGATGGCACGGGCTATGTGCTCTTTGAATCAAAGCCCCTTTATGCGACATTTGGGACTGAAGTGTTTGTTGCGATTTCAAGAGACGGAGAAGATGTATTCTACACGGAAAGATATATCATAAAGTCGGATACATACAAAGAATTCAATGAAGTAAAAATTACAAATTTTAAAATGAATACAGAGGTTATACTCTTGGATGAGTATGAAAAGGATATTCTCATAAATACGAACCGAGATTTTACAATCACCCAAATTCAGCAATCGGAAACACAACTCATTCCTTTAGGTGAATATAATTGGGAATTCAGAACTACATTAACAAATCCAATCAAAGAACTATACATAGTGTTTCAGTGTCAAAGATATGATAATAGTCTTTCCATCGCTCCATGTAATTACGACAACATTGACATAGAGGTTGATTATCTATCAAATCTTGTTTTGTATGAACACATGTATAACCTTCGTTTCATACTCGATGGACAAGAAGTAATAAACGAAGATAATGGAAATTATTTATTTTTAAAAGCAATTCAAAGTGGATTACATCACATCAGAACACCAACCTCTCGGAGATTTTATTCCTATTCGTTCTCGACGGATCCCGAAGATATTTATCCAACGGGGCAAAGAAATTTCAGTGTCATCAACAATCAAGTTGTCAAAATAAAACTTATTCCGCAAGATAAATATCGTAGAGAATTACGAATATACGCATTGTCTTACAATGTGCTTCGTCTAGAAAATGGATACATGCGAATGGTATTTCCGTTCCAGAATGTTCCACTTCCAACAACACCAAATGGGTTGGTTGGTCCAAACGATCGACTTCCATTCTTGTTCGCGAATAGATCCGGATACACAGTGCCATGCGAATGTCCACCGGCTCCAGGATGTGCTACTTAAGAAATCTTTGATTTGGCTATTTTGTCAGCGCGCTCCAATTTCTTGAGAGACTCTACAACATCTGGAGTTTGCTCCATAGTCATTAATTCAATGCGCTTTTTGTCACGTTCTTGCTGTGCCTTTATACGACGACGCTCATTATTCTCCTTATCTACAATCTTTCGCTTTTCCTTAATCCTTTCCTCATCAACGCCGTGAATTCTTGAATGTGCTATAGCATCGGCCTTTTCAAGACTTTTCAGTTGTTTAATCACATCGGGGGTTTGTTCAAGTTTCAATAATTCGCTTCTCTTTCTATCTCTTTCCGTAGAAGCACTCATTGCATGTCTTTGTCTTGGTTTCTCAGCATTCGCAGCAGCCGCATCCGCACGGCGTTTCTCATTATATCGCGCGCGTTGCTCTTCCAATGGAACTTTTTCACCCGTTTGCTTACTGTGCGAACGAGTTTCATCCGCGTGTATGCGGTCTATTTCTTTTTGAACTTCATCCGTGCGTTCCATCTTTTCGAGTTCAGATAATCGCTCACGACGCTTTTCAGCCGTCTGCTCACGACGCTTCTCGTTATAGTTGGCACGAGCAGTTGAAGATTGTTTAT